GTGCCAAATCTGCGGGTATTATACCGAAGAAGGTAATAACACCAAACTGCATTTTACAGATTTTTATATGGCAATCCTTGACGCAAAGAAGGATGTGATTGTTGATGATGAGGAGTCGGAAATCATTGCAGAGAATGATGTTAATCAGGAGGCAATTGATGAGGCGCTTGAGGATTATCCTGCTGATGCAGTCCGTGCCTTTATTGAATACTTTGGAGAGGATTGTATTTCCGACATTTCTGATTCTTATCAGGGGGAAATGTCAGGCGCTGAGTTTGCTGAGCAGTTGGTCACTGATTGTTATTCGCTGGATATTCCTTCCTTCGTTTCTATTGATTGGGAAGACACTTGGGACAACCTCCGCCATGATTATGCAGAGCAGGATGGTTTCATCTTCTGCACCAACTTTTAACCAGTTGGGGGACTGTCCACTTTTCATCGGATAGTCCCCGTTTCCGTGTATTGTACTTAAAGATCAAACAACGAAACCGATGACCGCTCTCAACCTCTCCGCTTCCGATTCTGCTGCTGTCGCGTTCTACGAAGAAATGCGGAACTACGTTGATGGATTCGGTCTGATCAACCTGGACCGTGAGGACCGCTTGCAGTTTAAAAAGGGTCGTAAGGTTTTGGAGTCCGTAGAGCAGCAGGTCAAAGCAGCGATGAACCCCCGCTGTGCTGCTGCTACCAAATGGACCGCTGAGGAATACGACGCGCTCGCTGCTGCTTATATCCGCAACGGTGCCGACGAACGCGAATGCCTTCGTGAGTTCCGTGCCACCTCCGAACGCCATTCTGATTATGCTGTCCGCCTTGCGGTGAACTCCTGCAAATTCTTGGATTCTTCCGTTAAGGACGCAAAAGGATTGCACGACTACGCGAACGGTCTTCTGTTCTCTTTGCAGTCGCTTGGTGGCGATCGCTTCCAGGGTTGCCGCTGACCCGTAGGGGTTGCCAGCAGCGTTGGTGCGTGGTAGGCAGTGCCCCCGTCCGTGGGGGCGTTGCGCCGTGGCGCGTGTGGCGTCCCCCCGTATATAAAACGCTAAGGTACCATTAAGCTATAAAGTCTTGCTTTTGCGACCTCTCTATAGAACTCAACACTTTTCTATATAATCCAAGAAATGGAAAACCGTATAACTTATATGCAAAAAAATTCCGGTGAAAATTTTTCGACTGTAGAGGTCGATCCCGTAACAGGTGAATACGTTGCTAAGATACCAGAGTGGATCATCTCTGAATTTGGGTGGTATGAAGGTACGCAGTTAAATTTAGAGGTTGATGGAGATTCTATACTGATAACCGAACTCAAAGATTGACGTGCTCCATGTAATGGAGTATAATTACACTTGAATGCATTCACATTTTAATTTGACCTAATTATGGCAAAAGGATTTACATTAAAAGCAAACACGCCCGTAGCAACTCCTAGACCTGCTGAGTGGGATTACACCAAGGCAAGAGAGATGGTCAAGGGAAAGACCGTTGTATTCTGTTTACCTGGTAGAGGAGTATCATACACATACCTAAAGAACTTTGTACAATTGTGTTTTGATCTAGTACAGAACGGAGCAAGTATTCAGATTAGTCAAGACTATAGTTCCATGGTGAACTTTGCACGATGTAAGTGTCTTGGTGCTAATGTATTACGTGGACCTGATCAGAAACCATGGGATGGTAAGTTACAGTATGATTATCAGTTATGGATTGATAGTGATATTGTGTTTAACACAGAGAAGTTCTATCAGTTAGTATTGATGGATCAAGATATTGCAAGTGGATGGTATTGTACTGAAGATGGACAGACAACTAGTGTTGCACATTGGATGGAAGAAGATGATTTCCGTTCTAATGGTGGCGTTATGAATCATGAGACACTTGAGAGTATTGCTAAGCGTAAGAAACCGTTCACTGTAGACTATGCAGGATTTGGATGGTTACTGATCAAGAATGGAGTCTTTGAGCACGAGGAGATTAAGTATCCATGGTTTGCACCTAAGATGCAGGTCTTTGAATCTGGTGAAGTACAAGATATGTGTGGAGAGGATGTATCATTCTGTCTGGATGCAATCGCAGCAGGTTTTGAGATCTGGTGTGATCCACGTATCAGAGTTGGTCACGAGAAGACAAGGGTGATCTGAGATGGCTCAGGAGTTATATACACTCACTCATGATGGAAAAGTACTTGCAGAGAACTTGACGCAAGAGGAATACTTTGATAAACTAGCAGACCTAGCAGAGGACTTCTACTCTTCTGGGTCTCCGAACCCCTCGGAAATTGAAACTACTATCACTACAACTGAGTAATTATGGCACGCGCTAAAACTGGTCTTTCTGGTGGAACATTCGTTGAATCCAAGCCGAAGACGACTCGTCAAGGATATGGAAAAAACACAAAGTACGCCGCGACTTCTCGCAATAATGCTAAAAAGAAATATCGTGGTCAGGGTCGCTAAGGGGGTGACCCCTTTTTTTACTCGTAAATAAATATGAGTAAGGGATAGGAACCCCTTAAAAAGTTCTGTTTTATATAACCAGGAGTACAACAGGAGTCCAATGGGTAATTCACCTGTCGATAGAGATAAAGATTATATGTATCAAGAATTTGGTACTAAAAGTCTTATTACAGATTACTGGTCAATGCCACAAAAAGAAGAAGATTCTGAGGAGATAAAGGAAGAAGAACAAAATCAAGAGTAAGGGTATAAATATATTCAGGAAAATTTACCCATTTAAATGGCAGTTCAGCGGGTTTCTAGAGCATTTAAGGATATTAGTTTTGCCTTCGATCCACATCCAGTGACGAAGGACGTTCCTGTGCTTACTAATGAACGTGCGATCATTAGATCAGTACGTAATTTAGTAGAAACGATACCTACTGAACGCTTTTTTAATTCGACATTAGGTACAGACATCCGCAAAAGTCTATTTGAGTTTGTTGATCACGGTACTGCTAGGATTATTGAGGATCAAATACGCAATACAATACGCTTTTATGAGCGTAGGATTGATGATTTAAGGATTCAAGTTGATCCTCAACCTGATCTGAACTCTTTTAATGTGAAAGTACACTTCACAGTCGTTGGGTTAGACCTGCCAATACAAGCCTTCTCCTTCATATTGGAGGCAACGCGATAAAAAATGCCTTATACACAGTTTACTAACTTAGATTTCGATCAAATTAAGGTTCAGATTAGAGAATATCTCCGTGGTAACTCTAATTTTACGGACTTTGACTTTGAAGGATCTAATTTTTCGGTCTTAATTGATACTCTTGCTTATAATACTTACATTAATGCCTTTAATGCGAACCTTGTAGTCAATGAATCCTTCCTGGATAGTGCTACAGTCCGTGAAAATGTGGTATCACTTGCAAGAAACATTGGTTATATACCCCGTTCTAGGACCTCTGCAAGAGCACAGATCAAATTTGAGGTACCAACTGACACATCAAGCTCTATATTGACCTTAGAACCTGGTCTAGTGTGTGTTGGTGCAGCAGATAATACATCGTATCGCTTCTCAGTTCCTGAAAGAATCACTGCTGCAGTTAAAAACAACAAAGCAGTGTTCGGAGATGATGAAAATCCCATTACAGTCTTCCAGGGATCATACCTGACACGTCAATTTAGCGTTGATACTTCAATAGATCAGCGTTATATTCTAGATAATCCCAATATTGACACCTCTACAGTCAGAGTTTATGTCTCTGGTGTTAATGATACTGGTCTTGGTAGAGAATTTAAGCATATTGATAATATTTTAAACATTGATAAGTATTCTGAAGTCTTCTTGATGCAAGAAGTTCAGGAAAATCGTTATGAAATCATGTTTGGTGACGGTTATTTTGGAAAAGAATTAGAAACAGGCAATATTGTTACTGTTAGGTACATTGTTACTGATGGTTCGGCAGGTAATGGACCTGCATTATTTGATTTTCAAGGCAATTTCACTGATGACAAGAACATCAGAGTTATTCCTACTGCATCAGTCGCTGTTAACACCGTCCAGAAGGCGTCTAACGGTGGTGAAGTGGAGGATGTTAAGTCAGTTAAGTACTTTGCTCCTAGACTCTATTCAGCACAGTATAGAGCAGTTACATCAAGAGACTATGAAGCAATCATTCAGTCCATTTATCCTAGTACTGAATCAGTTGCAGTTGTTGGTGGAGAAGAGTTATCACCTCCTAGATTTGGCACTGTTCAGATTAGTATTAAACCTAAGAATGGTACATACGTCTCAGACTTTGATAAGCAGCAGATCCTGAATAAACTTAAATCTTATTCAATTGCAGGTATTAGACAATCAATTATTGATCTAAAAGTTCTTTATGTTGAACTTGATAGTAATATCTACTACAATCTATCACAGACTGCTAGTATTGATAATCTGAAAACTAATATTACATCAGCACTTACTAATTATTCTAAGGATGTTGATATGAATCGCTTTGGTGGGCGATTTAAGTATAGTAAAGTTCTTCAATTAATTGATCGTGTTGATAATTCAATCACTTCTAATATTACTAGAATTAGAATTAGAAGAGATATAAAGGTTCTGAAGAACCAGTTTGCACAATATGAATTATGTTTTGGTAATAAGTTTCATGTAAGTCCTAATG